AGCTTTAGCAATAGCGTTAGGATAATGATATGGCAAATACATTCAAAGTAATTACAAGAGATGTTGCTCCAGCCAGTGCAGGAACGCCAGAAACTCTTTATACAGTTCAGTCTGGAAGCACAATAATTGTATTAGGATTAACACTGGCTAATGTACATACAGCACAAGTTACAGGTACGGTTCAACTTGTAAGTACAACAACACAAACATCACAGACACAAAATACTACAGCACATATTGTTAAAGACATACCAGTGCCAGTTGGTTCATCGGTTGAGATTATGGCTGGTAATAAGATAGTTTTAAATGTGGGAGATATAGTAAAGATAGATTGTTCGGTAGCAGATAAACTGTCAGTAACCATGAGTTATATGGAGATCACATAATGCCGTATTTAGGTAACACAGCAGCTGATAGATTTGTAGCAGCAAAAGCAGCCACACAGTTTTCTGGTGATGGTTCTACAACTGCATTTACACTAGACCATGCAGTAGGGTCTGATGAGGATATACTTGTATCGGTGGATGGTGTTGTACAAGAACCATCTGTAGCGTATGCAGTAAGCAATGGAACTACACTTACATTTACTGCTGCACCATCAAACAACTCTGGTAATAACATCTTTGTGTATTACTTGTTTAGAACAGTGGGTACAGTAGGACATCCAAGCAATCAAGCGTTGAGTGCGTCAACAGGTACATTTAGTGATGCTGTTACTATAAATGATGGTGATGCAGGTTCAGTGACTGCTAACACAGTTGCTGATGAATTAGTAGTAGAAGCAAGTGGTGCAGGTGGAGTGTCTATTTTAACTCCTGACGCTTCTGATGCTAATTTATTTTTAGGTGGTCCGGGTGCAAACGCAGGTGCTATAGTAAGATGGAATGATGATTCTAATCTTATGAGTATAGGCACTAATAATAGTGGTGGCACTATGGCATTAAAGATAGGTGGGTTTACAGACGCTCTTACTATTGATGCAAATGGTCACATAAGTAAACCATTACAATCTGCTTTTCTTGCTTACGCATCTAGTACCCAAAGTAATATAGCAGTTGGTTCAGACGTTACTGTAATATTTGGCACAGAAGTATTTGACCAAAATGCAGATTTTAACAATTCAAATTACACATTTACTGCTCCAGTTACTGGTAGGTATCAATTACAAACAAGTGTGCGAATACAAGATGCTATGACAGCTTCACTCTATTATTATCTGCAACTTGTAACATCTAATAGAGCATATTTAGGATATATAATTAATACTGCAGCTTTTGACCAAGACCTTAATTACTTAACTCTGAATATAACAGTTCTTGCAGATATGGACGCAAGTGATACAGCATTTGTAAGAATAGTTCAACATAGTGGAAATCAACAAACAGATATATATGGTGGAAATGAATATTCTACAAATTTTTCAGGCTACTTAGTAGCGTAAGCCAAGAGTGAAACAACTCAATCATAAAGGAGATAAAAATGGCAAATCACGAAAAGAAAATAACATTAACAGATTTACAACAAAAGATTCTGTCTAATGATTTATATAATGACGTATCAGACAACAAAGGTATAGACGAGTGGTTGGATGGTGCAATCAATGGCAAGTTGAACAACTGTTGGAAGCGTATGCAACAAGAGTGGACTACAAAGTTAATGAACGACAGTAGCTTCACAGACTCCATACCAAGCAACCAAGCAGACTTTGTTGCACTTGTAACAGCAAGAAGTGACTATAAGACACGGAAACAAAGAGATGATGCTAACAAGATTGGCTAGGGGTAACGAATGGCATTAACAAAAGTAATAGGTGATGGTGTTCAAGGTATGAGCTTGTTGTCTACAAGCACAGCTTTAGCGTTAGATGCTAATGGTCATGTAACCAAACCACTACAATCAGCTTTTTTAGCAGACTGTAATTATACTGGAAGTACCCTTGCGATTAATACTACACATACTGTTCCAGCACTTAACGAAAGATTTGACACAAACGGAGATTACAACAATTCTACTTACATTTTTACTGCTCCAGTAACTGGTAAATACCAATTAAATTGTAATTTTTATATGCACTCTATTGATGATACCACTAATTACTATGAATTTTTTATTACCACTTCAAATAGAACTTACAGAGGTATTATAGATAACACACTTACCCCCGGTGATGTAGATAATTATAACAATGGTGTATCTGTTTTGGCAGATATGGATGCAAGTGATACTGCTAAAATGCAGGTGTTTGTACCTAATGATGGAGCAGCACAAGCACAGTTTTCAAATTTAATGAATTTTTCAGGCTATTTAGTTGCATAAAGGATAGGAATAAACAATGGCATATATAGGAGTCAGTCCGTCTAATGGAGTAAGAAGAGTTTTTGATTACACTGCCACAGCAGGACAAACTAGCTTCAGCGGTAGCGATAATAACAGCCAAACACTTTCTTATTCAGACAGTAACTTTATAGACGTTTTTCAAAATGGTGTCTTGCTTTTGCCATCAGATTATACTGCCACTACAGGCACAAGCGTTGTGTTAGATACTGGAGCCACTGTAAGTGACTCAATACAAATAACAGTATTCGATGTTTTTAGTGTCGCAGACACTGTAAGTAAAGCAGATGGTGGTACATTTGATGGTGCGGTTACGTTAGCAGGTGGTGTGTCAGGAGATGTTGCATTTGACACATCTACATTAAAAGTAGACGCATCAAATAATCGTGTAGGCATAGGAACTGCAAGTCCGTCTACTAACCTTCATGTAAGTGGAGGTGTTATGCTTGATGGAATTACTGTTATTGGTCGTAATCAAACATCATATGCTAGTGATGGTGCTGAAGTTTTAATTGATGCAAATGCTTCTACACCACCATTAATTTGTCAGGTTGGAGGAAGCACTAAGTTTAGTATTGATGCTAATGGTCATGTAACTATGCCAAGTCAACCTGCTTTTTCAACATATGCTTCAGTAGCTAGTAATTTATCTCTTAATGCAAATTATACGATTGCTTTTGATTCACCAATATATGACAACAACAGTGATTTTGCATCTAATACTTTCACTGCTCCTGTTACAGGAAAATATCAACTTAATCTTTGTGTAAGACTAAATCAGCTAGATGATGCTACTCAATATTATATGATACAAATAGCAACGAGCAATAGAACTTACCAAAATATTCATGGAAATAGTGGTTATGATGCTGATGTAAATTATATGAATGTAAATTTTTCTGTAGTTGCAGATATGGATGCAGGTGACACAGCAGTAGCAAAGATTGACGTACCTAGTCTTGGCACAGCACAAGTTGATGTAGATGGACAAACAATTTTTTCAGGTTTTTTAGTATGTTAGGAGATAACAAGTGAGCAAAGCGGCAGATTTAGCATTACTAGCAGGCGGAGCAGATACATCAACAGATACAAGTAACTCAGGTGATGTAACACTTGACTTCAGTCAGTTTCAAAACTTTATTTTGACATTCACAGGTAACGTAACACTCGTTAATCCAACAACAGAAGTCATAGGTCAGTCAGGCTTTATTATCTGTATACAAGATGGCACAGGCAGTAGAACACTGTCTCTAGGCACAGACTATGAAACAGCAGGTGGAGCAGGTATAACTCTTAGCACTGCAGCTAATTCAGTTGATTTGATACCTTACGTGGTTCAGTCAGCTAGTAATATATTATTAGGCAAGGTACAGAAAGCATTTAGCTAATGGCACTTCTTGGTAACTTAAAAGGTTCAGCACAAGCATTTCAAGACACTGAATTTTATAATGGGATTGCTACACAGTCATTGAGGTTTGATGATGGCAGTGCTGCTAAGTTAGAAAAAACACCAAGTGCTAGTAATAGAAAAACACACACATTAAGTATGTGGATAAAAAGATGTGAGTTAGGTGGAGGTTCAGTAAATAATAGTCTTTTTAGAGCAAATGGGTCAGGCGATACTGGTCGTACAGATATATGGTTTGATGCTAATGATAAATTAAATGTAGCAGGTTCATCAACATATTTCAGAATTACTAATAGGCGATTTAGAGATGTTGGTTCTTGGTATCATATAGTTTTTGCATTTGATACAACAGATGGCACAGCAGACAACAGATTAAAAATATATGTAAATGGCGTTCAAGAAACATCTTTTGCTACAAATAATGCTTATTCACAAAATACAGATTATGGAATTAATGGTAATGTCGCTCATCAGATAGGAACTGGTTATGACCATTTTGATGGTTATATGGCAGAGGTAAACTTTGTTGATGGTACACAATACGATGCTTCATTTTTTGGTGAAACGAAAAATGGTGTATGGATTCCTAAACCACCTAGTGTTACGTATGGCACAAATGGTTATAGATTGCAGTTTAAGCAAACTGGAACTGGCACAGCATCAGCGTCAACAATAGGTGCAGATACAAGTGGCAACGATAATCATTACACTTCTACTAATTTAGTCGCATCAGACTCAAATATGCCTGATAGTCCTGAAAATAATTTTGCAACCTTAAATTCCTTAACAGCACCGGGTGGTTCTTTAGAGTATCTTAAAGGTAATTTAAAAATAACAAGAGGTAGTGTAGACGCTTACAGTCTTGCTATGTCAACATTAGCAGTTAAAACTGGTAAATGGTATGCTGAATTGAGACCTCAAGGAACAATAACAGCTAATAATCACATGGTTGGTGTTTGTATCACAAATGTTAAAGACCAATCAAGTGGTGACCCTTACCTTGAAAATGGACAAATAAATTATGTTGCTTTTGGTAATGGTCATGTTGATGATGGAGGAAGTATTAATGCTTCTACCTTTTCTGGTAGTACTTCATTTGGAGCAGGAGATATTATAGGTGTAGCACTTGATTTAGATAGTGGTACTAGAACAGTAAAATTTTATAAAAATAATAGTTTAGTTAATACTAGCTCATATGGCAACCTAAGTTCAGAGTTTGATAATGAAGATATAGGATTTATGAGTATCCTTTTTGGTACTAATACTTGTGTGTGGAACTTTGGTCAGGATAGCACTTTTGCAGGGCAAATATCAGCAGGTGGAAATGCAGATGGAAATGGTATAGGTGATTTTGCTTATTCACCACCAAGTGGCTATCTAGCATTATGTTCAGCTAATCTACCTGAACCAACCATAGGTCCTAATTCTGCCACACAAGCAGATGACCATTTTAATACAGTTCTTTGGACTGGTAATGGTTCAAATTCACATGGAATAACTAGTGTTGGTTTTAAGCCAGATTGGGTTTGGATTAAAGAAAGAGGAAATGCTAGTTCAAATTATTTAATTGATTCAAGTAGAGGATTAGGAACTGGGGATAGTTTTAGAGCATTACTTTCTGATAATACAGATAGTGAATATACTAGTTTAAATGACCAATTAAGAACTTTAGATAGTGATGGATTTACTTTAGATGATAATACAGATACTAACTTTTATGTTAATAGAAATAATCAAACTTACGTAGCTTGGAATTGGAAAGCAAATGGTGGCACAACCTCAAGCAATACAGATGGTTCTATAACAAGTACAGTACAAGCAAATACAACTGCTGGGTTTAGTATTGTTCTTTATACTGGAACTGGTTCGTCAGAAACTAAAATTGGGCATGGATTAGGTGCAGTGCCAGATGTTGTTTTGGTGAGAAGAAGAGATTCAGCAGGAAGTTGGCAAACATACCTTACTGAACTTAGTACATCTACTCTTCCAGAAGTAAATGGAAGATTACATCTTGAAGGTACTAATGCAGCCTTATTTGATTCATACACTTTAGAAATTACTAGTACTGTTGTTGAACCAACTCTATTGGCATCAACTCATACATATTGGAACGCTTCTAGTGGAACATATTTAATGTATTGTTTTAAAGGAGTAGAAGGCTACTCAAAGTTTGGCAGTTATAATGGAAATGGCAATGCAGATGGTCCATTTGTTTTTAC